ATAAAAAAACCAAGTTAGAGAGATTAGATATATGTAAAAGTTGTAGTTTTTACCGAAACTTTATGTTACTAAAGAAACCAAAGATAGCAAGAGGTGCGAGGTGTGCTGAATGTAAGTGTTTCCTAGATGCGAAAACATCACTAACAAAAGAGTTTTTTGGTAAATGTCCTAAAAATAAATGGTAAAACTTTACATATGAATTTTAAAGAAATCGCTGAAAATTACAGTAAGAAAAAAAGAAGTATGATGACAGATGCTGTTATCACTAACATGAATTATACTAAAAATTTCACTACCCATCACTCTGAATCACTTAATATAATGTTTGCAGAATGGCACTTATTATTCCCTCAAAACAAACAAGATATTAATTGTACCTCTTGTAGAGCAGCAGTTTGTAAGTTTTGGAATACTATGATGGATGAGTGGATTGAAGCCGAACAAACACCTAAAAAGAAAAATGCCTCAAAAAAAAGAAAGACAAAATAAGGTAGATGTAGTTAAAGACTTCATTGATATTTGTGGAGTTGAATTAGAAAAGCGATTTGGTCAATCACCAACTTGCAGGGACATGATACGACATCTTGTTGAGAAAGGCATAATAGAACCCAAGAGAGTAAGAAACTATATGATTATTGCTGACTTTGATAGAATGTTAGTAGGCAATAAAGGTAGCAGAACTTACACTTGGATGGACTTATCTATTAAATATAGTATAAGCGAAAGTCAAGCACAGAATATAGTTTACAAGGAAAGAAAGAAGGCAATTACATCTAATAATATCACATACTAAAAGTTTTGTAAGAAAATTAGGTAAAATTAATTTCTTTTAATTATATTTTTGCCACTATGAACGAAAAATGGTATAACATTCAGAACAAAGCAGGTGAAACTGCTGACATTTATATCTTTGATGAAATAGGAACTTATGGTGTAACTGCACAAGAGTTCATTACTGACATTAAAGGATTAAAAGATATGCCTATCAATTTACGCATTAACAGTTTAGGTGGAGATGTATTTGATGGTATGGCAATGTATAATGTAATCAAAAGGAGAGAGGCTAAAACTACAGTTTATATTGAGGGTATAGCAGCAAGTATTGCTACTATTATTGCTCTTGGTGCTGATGAGGTTGTAATGGCAGAAAACTCTTTATTTATGATACATAACGCTTGGGGAGGTACAATGGGTGAGGCTAAAGATATGAGAAAGTCTGCAGATACTCTTGATAAAATCTCAAACGAACTTACAGACATTTATAGAAAAAAGACAGGATTATCTTATGATGTTCTTGCTCAGATGATGGATGAGGAAACTTGGCTAAATGCTAATGAAGCATATGAGTTAGGTTTTATTGACACTATCTCTGATTCTATTAAAGTGGCTGCAAAGTATGATGTTTCTAAATTTAAGAACATCACACAAGAAGAAATACAGAATAAATTAAGTATTAATATAAATAACAAAAAAATGACTAACGAGTTAAAAGAATGGTTTAACAACAAAGTTGAGGAGATTGTTACTACTGTAAAAGGTGATGTAAAAGTTTCTGAAGATGTTGCTGAACAAACTATGATAACTGTTAATCTAGGAGATAATGATGAAATTATGAATAAGATTTCTGAGTTTGAAACTGGTAACATTGAATTATCAAACAAAATTTCTTTGTTAGAGGAAGAATTAGTTGCTTCAAAAGGAACTAACGAAACTTTAACATTAGAGGTTGAAGCGTTAAACGCTAAAATCAACAAAGCAAGTGCTAAAGGTACGGAAATTGTAACTGAAGCAGACCCTGCAGTAGTTGAGAACAAAAAAGAAGATGCTAATGCAGGTTTTTACAATGTAATGGCAGAGAGAATGAGAAATAAATTTAATAACTAAAAAATAAATAAAAATGGCAAATGTAGCAAATAAAGGAACTTTCGCAACTTATTCAGGTGCGAACCTTAACGAAATATTTTATGAGCCAGTATTTAGAAGTGAGGACATTATGAAAAACTATAGAGTTATTCCTAATGTAAAGCACAAAATGAATGTGTTTACTTCTGCTGCTCTTAAAAAAATATCACAAAAATACACTGGTTGTTCAGCAACAAGTGGTTCTACTCAATTTAATATTGATGAGAAAACAATTACTGCAGGTAGAATGAGAGTTGCTCTTGAGCAATGTACTGATGAGTTCTTTGGAACTTACATTGAAGAAATGTACAGAAATGGTGCTGATGTAATGAACATTGAAGGTACTCAATTAGCAGATGCGATTGTAAATCGTGCTGTAAAAGGTATTGCTTCTGATGTAGTAAGATTAGCATGGGGTGGAGATGACTCTACTGCAAACTATCAAGGTGTAACAGGATGGATGAAATTAATGGGAGATGATGCAACTGTATTAGCAGCAAGAACTGAGTTTAGTGCAGTAGCACCTACAGCACCTACAGCAGGTGAATCACTTTCTTTATTAAGAAAAATGTATGATGATGCACCAGCAGCATTACAACAAGTTCCTGCAACAGATAAGAAAATCTTTGTAACTCCTAAGACTTACAATTCTTACTTATCTAACTTAGAAGGTACTTCTGCAGATTTAGCAATCACTAACCAACAAGATGGTTTATTAGTTGTTAAGTTCAGAGGTGTTGAGATTGTTCCTATGTATGAGTGGGACACTATTTTAGCAGACTTAGACCCTGCAATGTTCCTAAGAGGAGGTGTTAATGGTACAGAAGGTGCTTGTTACTGTGCAGTTGATAACTTAATCATTGGTTCTGATGTAACAGACCCAGAAGGTTCTTTCAAAGTATTTTATGATGATTTAGAAGAAAAAATGTTCTTCAGAGGATACTACAAGTTAGGAGTACAATTCTTGTACCCTTCACTTGTTCAATGGGGAATCTTTTACTAAACAATAATGTAATATTAGAGGGGAGGCTAGTCCTCCTCTCTTAATTACTTTTAATAACTTATAAAATAATAAAAAAATGGCAATAGATAAAGGTATAGGCGTTGAGTGTAGTAATTTACAATCAACAGGTGGTATCACTCAGATACTATTAAGGTCTTGGGACACTAATGATGCAGTTGTTTATGGTAATGCTGCTTCTGAGCATGATATTGATAGTATTCTTACGAGTGCTTCTGCTGCTAATTGGTTTGTTTTTGAAAATAAAAATGAAACAGGTGCATTAACAGTAAACGCAACAAAAGAAAATGGCTCAACTGCTTTTGAGTGTACATTATCATTTATGGTACCACAAATTAACAATGACCGATTTGCAGAATTTCAAGCAATGTTGGACACTTGTATGATGGGTGCAGTAAAAGACACTAATGGTTCTTGGTGGGTAGTTGGTGCTAGTGAGAAATATGCAAATGAGGATGTTCAAGCAAAAAATCAAACTTATCTGAACTTTACTTCTATGGAAGGTGGCACAGGTGCTGCTTATTCTGATGAAAGTGGAATGACAATTACATTAACAGCAAGACAATTTGAGTTACCTAGAAAGTATGTAGGTACTGTTACTGTTGATACTTCAGCATTAACTGCAACTACAGCAGCATAATAATTAAAGGTATAATAGTAGGTTGAACTTAGTTCGTAAAAAGTTTATAACATTTCCTATTAATATCTTTTAATAATATGTGCAATTGTAATGAAAAAAATATTGTAGATTTATCACACTTAAAAGTATATACAATTATGGCAGAATATAAAGCAAAATTATCAGTAGGAACAACTTATAAAGGTGATTTTAAAATTAAGTGGGCTATAGCAACTCAAGAAGAGTTAGCGTATGCTTATGAAGATTTAGGAATGACAGATAAGGTAGAAAAATTATCAACTACAAAAACTAAAGATGAGCCAAAGAAAGCAACCAAAAAGAAAAAGTCAGGTAAAGAATCTTCAGAATCAAAAGAGTAATACTTTTGAATTTGGAGTTTTTAATTTAGCAATTCCTGAGCATATTGAAGAACCTTTAGATTTAGAAAAGGTAAGAACTAAGTTTATTCCTTTTGGTACTAATAACTTATTTCCTCAGTATTTAGCAGAATTAAAGCGTAAATCTTCTACTCATAGAAGTGTACTAGCACAAAAGACTATCTTTACAAGTGGTGCTAAGTTTGTTACGAATAATGAAGATGTTAAAGAATACATCAAAGATGTAAATGCTGATGGAGAATCATTAAGAGAGGTTTTTAAGAAATTAGCAGATGATTATTATTCATTTGGAAATGCCTATTTAGAGGGCGTATTATATGATGGTGGACTAAATCTATATCACATAGATGCAACTACTGTTAGAATGTCTAAAAACAAGAAAGAAGTATATGTACATCCTGATTGGGCTAAGTACAATACTATGAAAGACAAATTATCTATCATTCCTATTTATCCTAAAGTCAAGGCAAATAGATTTGTCCTTCAATTTAAAGATTACGAGCCTACATTCCAATTCTATGGTTTACCTGATTACATTGCTGCATTAGAGCATATTGCAGTTGATTATGAAATTGGTAAATGGAATCACACTAAATTCAAGAATGGATTTCAACCTTCAGCAATCGTTGAGATTAATGGAGATATGGGTGAAGAAGAAGCAAAGAAATTAGTAAGAGAGGCGCAAAAGAAGTTTGTTGGAGATGGAAACAATGGTAAGATTATGTTCATTGTTAAGAATGGAGATACTTCAAGTGCTAATGTTCAGATTATCAAAGATGACCAAGAGGGTAGTTGGATAGACTTACAAAGAATAACTGACCAAAACATTGTAACTGCTCATAGATGGCAACCATCATTAAGTGGTTTAGTTAGTTCAGGTAAAATGAATAACACAGGTAGTGAGATTAGAATTGCTTATGACTTAGCAATGACTACTGTAATTAAAGATACTTCTGATTTATTATTAAATGGAATTAGAGGTATTTTATTTAAAGAGTTAGGTTTCTTACCTGAAGAATTAGTAATTCACTATGAGCCACCAATTAGTTTTGCAACTCAAATTGACCCTAAACAAGTTCTTACTATTAACGAACAAAGAAGAATGTTAGACGAGGATTTACCAATGTTAGAGGAAGGTAATATGTTCTTAACTGATAGAGAGCAAATTATTGTAACTAGGGATGATGATGGTGATGGTAAGGGTGATGATGAAGTGGGAGATATGCAAGTAACTGAAATTGAAAAAGAATAACTATGGCAAATGTAAACCAATATATACCTTTAGTAACAGCAGCAGAAGTTATAAGTAATAGTTTTACTAACGCTAATACTGATACTGCTTTAATTTCTAACAACACAATACTACTCTCTGAATTAGCACATTTAAAAGAGGCGATTGGTAAAAAGTTTTATGAGGAATTAAAAACTCAACATAATAATGGTACTTTAACTACTGCAAATCAGACTTTAATGGATGACTTCTTAACGAGATGTCTGTGTTGGTTTGTGAGATTTGAAGTGATTAATGAAGTTCAGAGTAACAGTAGTAGTGCAGGTATTGTGCATAATATTGATGAGTTTGCCACTATTATAGACCCTTCTGAGTTAAATGCTTATAAGCAAGACACTTACAGAAAGGCTGAGATATACCTAAAAGATATGCTAGATTATATGAATGATAGCGACCAAAGTGGTGATTATCCAACTTATGAATCTAACAAACCTTGTAATGATGATGTTTACAAGAATCATGGTATAATAATGTATGACAGTATATATTCAAGACCTACTAGAAATTATAATAGTTGGAAGAATAACTGTCCTTGTGATGATTGTTAAAATAAATATATAAATGGCTGCAAACGAACATAAAAATTTAAGTAGTATAAACAGACACAATCCAAAAGGGTTTGAACCTGCTATTAATGATACTGTTTTAAGTAAAACTATTGGTACTTCTGCAACAGGAACTGATGGTAACTTAGAGTGGAAAGGTAAGTCTTATATGGGTGTTACTAATTATCAGATGCAGGGATTTACAACTGGTGCTACAAACTACTACTATGGAGAAGATATAGCAGATACTAAATCTCCTTATGAGATGGCTGTTGATTATGGTAATAGTGCTGTTGCATCAGGGAGTATAAATCCATCAGATGCTTTTAGAATAGGTCAGGGCTGTGTAATTCCTGAAACTTCTACTGTTACATCTGTAAAAGGATGGATTACAAGTAATGGTGGTAATAATATTACTATTGCTATATGTAAAATAACACCTGCAGTTGGTGTTACTACTGCTCTTGTTCCAGTTGTTGTTGATGAGATTACTGTAACAGGGCTTTCAAATAATAATAAATTAGTAGCAATAGATGAAACTACTATAAGTACAGCAGCATTATCTTCAGGAGATATTATATTTCCAATGATTAAAGAAGTATCAGGAGGTTCTACTATTTATATGAATTTAACTATACAAACAACAACATTCTAATGACAACTAAAGAAGAAATAGTATCAATGAAAAAAGACATTAGTTCAATCAATGAGAAGATAGATAATTTAGATGGTAAATTAGATATGCTTACAGAAAGATTATTAAACCCAGACAATGGAGTTGCTGCTAGAGTGAACAGAAATACAGCAATGAGAAAGATTTTAGTAAGAGCAATGTGGATGATTTATGCTATAACTTTAGGTGCGTTAGTAAAACTTTTTACAGAATAAAAATAAAATAATAACAATTAAAAAATAAAATAAAATGGGTACAGAATTTGATACAGATAATACGCTTCTAATGATGCAATTAGGTAAAGGTGGTGGTACTGAGGTTTTTACTACTGCAGCACAAACAGGAAAAAATTGGTTTTGCGTACACTTTCCAGTTGAATCTGTTGTTGCTAGTATTGCAGCAGATGGAGTTACAGGTGAAACTGCACTTCAAACGACACTTAGTGCAGGAACGACATTGTTTATGAATATTACATCTATTACACTCACGAGTGGAATTGGAATAGGATATAGAGATATATAAATAATATGTTAAGTTTAAAACAAAGTTTAAGTTTAAATACTAGAAAAACTGTAGGGGGTTCTTGGAATCCAAATGTTGAGGGTAGCGTTGTTGCTTGGTATCAAAAAGGAGAAGGAATTACTTTAAATGGGTCTGATGTTTCTGCTTGGGCAGATAGTGCCACAGATGTTCCATATAACATGGCTCAATCAACTGCATCTGAGCAACCTGCTTATTCAGCAGGGGCATTAACATTTGTAAGTGCTGATAGTACCAATCTTCAAACAACTTCTCAAATAACTTTAACAGGTGCTTTTACAATAGGTGTTAAATTAACACCAACAGGAAGTAATACAGGTACTTTCTTAGCAGATATAACTACAAATAATGAGTTTTTTAAACTTACCTCTACTACAAATTTTAGAGCAAAAATTGATGGTAATCTGGCTAGTATTAATTTAGATAGTGGCACATTTGGAGATGATTATTTAGTTATAACTAGAGATGGTTCTAATCTACTTACTTTGAATAAAAATGGAGTAGCACAAAGCACAACAACAACTACAGCAGGTACAGCAGATATTGATGCTATTGGTTTAAGAAGTGGCTCAGGTTCAGGAGTAAATGGTTTTGATGGAGTTATAGAGGAAATACAAATTTTTAGCAGTACAAGTGCTGCGTTAACTGCTAATGTAAATGCTTATTTAGCAGGATTATAAAATAAATAAAATAACAATATAATATGGCAACAACAGTAACAGTACAAAATTTAACAGTAACAATAACAGAGCAATACACTCTAAATGGTGTTTCTTATGGTAATACAATGAATAAAACCTATACAAATAATGGTCAAGTATCTCAAAGAGTTATGACTGTTTCAGGTAAAGGTGATGGAGGAGATTGGACAAATATATTGGCTTTATCAACTGCTGATGGTCAGGGTCAGGTAGTTAAGGCAGAATACAAATACTTTAGAATAACTAATTTAGATGATACAAATACATTGCATCTTAGAGTTTATAATGGTTCAGATTATGTTGCAGTTGAGGTTAATCCTGCAAGTAGTTTACTACTTATGGATGCAG